TTAAGTGACCCTTCCAACTCTTGCAAGTCACCCATTTCCTTACGAGCTCTATCTCCGATCTTGATAGATGAGATAGGCACCATTGCTACCTTTCCTACGTTGATTTTAGACATATTTACTCTCCTATCATTTTAAGTAATTTCTTAGCCTGCTCAGATGTCAGGTTAGGTATAGCTTTTGACTTAGCTTTAGATTTGGCTAGTTTCTTCTTCGGCTTCTTGATAGGAGTTCTTCTACTCAAACGTATTTGTCTGAGGAGTTCTATTGCTTCATCGCTTGACATGTCTGAGATAGATTTGTAGTTGAGATCTTCTATGGTGGTCATTTGCTCGCCTCCAAGGTTCAAAATATCTATATGCTCTGACCGCAGAATTTACACCCTTTAGCGGGCATCCTGCACAGAACCAATGAAAGGTTCTTATATACCTGAAATTCCATAATGCTTTGATGTGCCTTCTCCATAGAGGGCACATCTTGTATATTTTCCATAATTTCACTTTTTGGCCATCCTTTCTGCCTTAGCAAGTGAAGGTATTATCTTGCGTAGCTCAGTATTTTTGTCTAGTAGGACTGCTACGACTATGTGACCATGTTCTTCGATCATGTCCATTACTTCGTCTAGGATAGGAGAGAATATGGCCTTGCGCAGTCCATATTGTTCGAAGATCCTGAGAGCTCTTTTCTGTTGCTCTTCAGAGATTTCGAATGAGAAGCGGGGTTTGTAGTCAGTGTTCATAGTATCCTCCAGATGATTAAATTATTTAATTATCTTATGAGAAGGTACAGTGCCCAAGAGGAAAATGCTAAATCTACCACTGCCCCCAAAACTTCCTCCCAGGCCTCTCGTGAGATGCTCCTAGGATATTTGAAGAATGCCAGGGTGTACATCCTCGAGAAAAATTCAAAGAGGAACAAACCTAACATAACACATATGAACATTCTCATAACTACCTCCAATTAACGGTGGGCATTATTATAGATTTTATTACTCTATCTCGATAAGGGAGGAGGGTTTTTAGCAGGTTGAATATTTCTTGTTCAATATCTTCAGTTGGTCTATAGCCTAGGTCGAAGAGCTTCTTGTGCTCAGGTAAATAGACATGAGACTCTGCCTCGTTCCTAGGGTTATCTAAGTGACTTATACCAGCATGAAGGTTCAGTTTTCGTGCTGCCCTGCAAACCATGTCTGCGAGATTGTTTATTTGAAAGGGCATGTAGAATTGGTTGAAGGTTCTGTATTCACCTGCAGATGGAGGATTTTCAATAGCGATAGTGAGACACTGGATTGAATCTTTGATGAAGAGGAATCCCCTGGTCTGTCCTCCGCTCCCATAGACAGTGAGAGGATGATCTATTATGGCTTGTGCACAGAACCTGTTAATGACTGTTCCGAAGTGCTGATCGTAGTCGAATCTGGTCAGCTCGTCTTCGTTGTCAGTACCATAACCATAATCAAGTCCAAATACAACTCCCTGCATGATGTCAGTTGAGCGCAGTCCCCAGTTACGACAAGCGAACTCGATATTGTGAGTATCGTGGACTTTTGAAAGGTGATACCAGGAGCCAGCAGTGCGAGGGAAAAGGAGACCCTTCATAGGACAAGAATGAGTTGTGGTGTGGGGAGGATAGTTCCTTGTATCAACGAGAGGATAGCCACCTATACATTCATCGGGGATTCTTCCTTCAGGAATCTCACAGTCGGGAGTGCCGTACTCACCCATAGTGCCTATTTTAACTAGATGAGCATCTGGGCAATGCTCTTTCATAGCCCAGAGTATGTGGAGAGTGCCGATGACATTTTCCTGTTGAGTGATAGATGCACAGTGCACATCACTCATGCTCCAGGGAGCACTAGGCATCTCTGCAAGATGTACGATGGTGTCTGGAGCAAAGGATGAGATGATAGACGAAATATAGTTAGGTTCATCAGAGCCTAAGTCGACATTCACTTGATCAGTGAAGTTCTTAAAGTTAGATCTGAGATAGGTTTTTCTGTCTAGTACTGATGTAATTGGAGTCAGAGACTGTCCTCCGATAGCAGCTACTCTACTTCTTCTTGAATAATTATCTATCCCCATTACTTCATGACCTCTGCGCAAGAGGTGGATGGTGAGTGGATAGCCAAGATATCCGTCATTGCCTAAGATCAAGATTTTCATAGTTCGAACTCCCTAATTTTTATAGATGAGTTAGCATAAAGGAATTTAGTGAGACTATCGTAGAAGGTTATGCTCTCTACTACTATCTCTATGATTCCAGCATTGATTAGAGTGCCAAAGCAATTCTTGCATGGAATAATGCTGTTGAGGTAAAGAGTTGTGCCAATAGTAGATGCGCCTATCCGAGCTGCGTTGCTGACAGCGTTTTCCTCAGCGTGTTGAGCGGGGCAGAGCTCAGTGTGAGTCCCAGATTCGTAGCCTAGAACTCTGCGAGGACACTCGTTGGAGAGGCGAGATAGGTCTACTGGTTTAGGGTGAGAAGCGATCACTTCTGAGAGTGATCTGTCCTTTAAGTATCTCTGATGCCCACAATGAGGGATTCCTCGAGGAGGTCCGTTGTAGCCAGTTGAAACGATAGAGTGATCCCTCACAAGGATAGCTCCTATCTTGCGACTGAGGCAAGGAGACTTAGAGGCCACCGTCCGGCAGATTTCGTGGAAGTATCTGTCCCACTCACTATCAGAAGATCCTTTCGGTGGCCATAGTCTCCGTCCACAGTGTTGGCAGTAGAACATATCTGAGGTTGTGGGTATCAGAGCACCAGGTTTCACCTTGGTCGGGTCGCAGTACGGACAAGTCATTATTCAACTCCTAAGTCTGAGAGCATTGCTTCTAAGAGGAAGGTGTAGTTGCGCAGATCAACTATCTTCTCCCTCCACTGTCTCATACTGTAAGCAAGAGGATCTTTGCACATGTCTGCGATAGAGGTTATGTGTTTAGTAGCCATGCCCATGAGAGCCTCAGTTGGAGTTATGTCCTGAGTACTTGCGGCCCTGTAGAATTGCCCTAGACGGTCTTTCCCGTCCGAGTATTCGACTTGTTTTCTTAAGAGCACTCTTTTACTCCTCAAAAAGGCCTTCTCCACTTCAATCATAAATTCTTCGTTAGTCATTTCCTTTCTCCTTTCTCTTCACATGGTTCTTGATAATACGAGCTGCTAGCACTTCCATTCTCATCCCTTTCTGCTCGGCTTCCTTACGCAAGAGATCCCTTACGTATTTTGGGATTCTTACTCTGTAGTAAGGATACATAGTAACATTCGTGCGTCTAGGATGTCTCTTTGGTTCCTGCGGAGGAGGCTCATTTAGCCATCTGCAGTTACCACAGAAATGTGCTGGCAGCTCACGCTTTATGCGGAGACATTCAGCTGCTGATACTTCTCTATTCATAGCTACGCAATGTCTCATTGGTGTATTCGTAGATAATTAAATAATTTAATTAACTGTGCCACCGGCTCCTGGCTCCTGTTTCAGCTTTCTACACAGTGCTGAGGACGAACTTAGATTACCGGCTCCCATGCCCCAGATAGTGAGTGCTATCGGCACAGTTAGTTGTTAGAATGGAATGTCCTCAGGATCCGACTGTTGATCACCAGCTGTTGAAGGCCCAGCAATGTATTTCTTCACTCCATTCTTGTCAGGATACTGACCATCTTTGTCCCTCACTACCTTCAAAATCATCCAGCCTTCGAGACCTGGCAAGTCGTCTTCCCATGAGAAAGGACGAGAATAGTCAATGCCAAAGGCTTCTGCGAATGACTTGAATTGGTGGAGAGAGGCGACATACTGTTTTTCAGTTAGCTTATCTCTGTCCACGAGGTCCCAGAAGAAGTCAGAGAACATTGGACAGAGAGGTTCATCTGGAACATCGAAGACTACAGAGTACCACTTTGCGTTGTTAGTGTCGCTTACTCCAGAATTGACAGCTACGATGCGAGCCTTGACCTCTGTATCCTTTGGAAGGATTTGAGGTTCCGGAGCTTCCCTTATTTCTTTTTCTATTTCTGAGTAATCGGTTAGAGACATAAAGTTCCTCCTTCTCAAATTAGGTTAAGGGTTTAAAGTGTTGAGCCTCTTGCCATGGGTAATTACTTTTCACCCCCTTTCTCATCAGAAGCTGCTTGTGAACTTAGCTTAGGCTTATCTTCCCACTGCAGCCCTACCTTTTTCAGCAACTTCTTAATATTAGGTTCTTCAACTGCATCTAGTCTCCCGTCTGCCTTCAGACGAGATCTAGCAATGTATTGGCCTAGTGAGTCGATCAGCATTTCTCTGCGAGGTGGATTTCCCTTTCCGATCAGCACGTAGAGTTCGTCGAAGAGGAGAGGGACAGTTACTACTGCCTGACCAGTCACGTAGAGTCGATAGCGGATTTCTTCGTACTTGATGCCAGTTGACTTGTCAATGCTTTTGAGGTCTCTGTTTTCACGCAAGTGGGCAGTTATGATGAAGTCGCAAGGGAGATTCATTAGCCGTCTGATTTGGTTCTCTATTTCTACTTTCTGAGGATTATAGTCTCTGCGATGCTGAGGTACTCCACCTGCATCTCCCCTCATTCCGAGTTGATAGTTCATGGCTGCTTGTCCGAAGGTTGTTAGAGAGTCGATGCAATAGGTTCCGAATTGTTCAAAGTAGCCTATGCGGATTCGCAGTTCAGTTGCTTTCTTCCACTCGGCATAGATTCGAGGATTGAAAGGATCCTCGGTTTCCCATCGAGTGTCGACTACTATATGCCCCGCGTCTATCCACTTCATCAAGCACTTTGTTCCACCAGGATCAAAGCTGTCAATGTGAACTGGGAGACGAGCAGTTCGGAGCAGGAAGGTTTTCCCGCTATTCGTTTCGCCAGTGGTTGCGGACTCTTTCTAGTTCCTTCTTTTTATCGTAAGCCATTACTTATCTCCTCTCTCTAATCTTCTATCCTCACTCTCATAGAGTCCCTCCAAGCTAGCTCATCCTCAAAGGGTTCGATGAGATCCTCGTACCCCTCTTCAAACCAATCCTGTTCAAGGCACCAGCGGAGGTAGGAGTTAGGGACCTCCGCTAGGAGGCGGCCCTTGAACCTCCCAAAAGGCATTGTTAATTCTCCGTAAGATCCATACATTAATTGTTTTCCTTTCTTTCTCCTATATTATTTCTAAAGTTATCCGTTCTCCTTTTTGTAAAGAGACAATTTTTATTTCTATAATTCGACAAGACCAGCAACTATCTACTCCCGGATGGCTCAAATTCATTACCTCAAACTTATCAGTTGAAGCTGTTCTCATTACAATACAGCCTTTATAGCAGCCATCTATGACCTTGCCAATTTCGCAAGGTTCCATCTCCCTAAACTTTTCCCTTCGGAGATTTCACTTTGAGATTTAATTAGTTTGAACATTTTTATCCCTTTTTGTTTATGTGGCCGCAGCCAGGATTCGAACCTGGACGGAGCAGTTACGACGATACCCGCTGGTATCCTTCCTCCACGCCGTCGTCCTCACTGCTCCTGCATGTTAGCAGTGTCTACCAAGGGCAGGTGGCGTCCGAGTCTAAATTGCTAGACTCGGCCCCTATGTACACTCAGGTTTGCACTGTCGCCTGCCACATTCCACCACTGCAGCCATAAATTATCTCTAAACGTAAGTATCATAAAGGTCTCCATCAGCTGTCATTTGTCTCATGTACCCATCACACCCTGGACAGCGTGCGTATCCTTTGTCATCTTTCTTCGCCCTCTCAATTGGTATTTGGTGGTAACACTTTAGGCACCTGAACGTGAGAGGCCTCTCATCCCATTTTATTGTATTAATGTGCGCAGCATTATCTGGAATGTTCATATATCTCTCCTTCTAGCCACTGCGGCCATAGGTTATCTGTCCAGCGCTTCTTCTCCTTCCACAGTAAAGAGGCAATGTGCCCTTACTGAAGAAGGGCTGTTGTATCCTAGACTGAGTAATGCTCCGAACAACTGCCATTCTCCAATTCTGAAAGTTAGCTCTCCACAATTTGCGAGAGTCTCCTCCTCAGATCCCATAAAGACAGAGCAGCGAATGTGATTTCCTGCTCTCTTTAGCTTTAATTTTAGGTGGGTTCTTTTCATCTCTTCTCTCCTCTCCTCTTTTACTTTCCCTTGAGTCCACTAAAAGCATAAAGTATCCCTTACTCAAAACAAGAACTATTAAAATCTCCCTAACCAGATATCATAAGAGGGAGCACTCTTAGATGTGTCATAACCCAAGACCCATAGTATAAAGCTCCCCAAGCTAAAGCAGTCATCGCACCCACTATTAATTTCTCAAACAGCATTTCCTTCTTCCCCTTTTCTTAAGTATCTTTCCCTAAGAGTCTTCCCAACTGCATCAGGGATACTCTTAATGACTGTGTCTTTCCAAGCTATCTGTTCACTCCCTGATATATCGATCAGTTGATCAACTATATCTTTCACAGGAATACTATTCCTCAGTGCCAAAGACACCATCCGACCAGTTACCTCTGCCTTAGCCATTATAGAAGCACCTGACTTTCCAATGGTGCAGAAGACCTCGAAAGGCTTTCCATCGAGCTCGGAGATGGTGATGTAGAGGCTGCCGAGGCCAGTAGGGATTCTGACAGTGGTAGATGTTAAAGTCTCTGGTCTATCTTGTTTCACGGTACTTTGTATTCCTCATGATGTATATCAGTTTGTTCAGATTTAATTCTAACCTATGCGTAAGAGTGCAGGATTAAGGACTCCCCCACTCCTGTTAGCCCTCTCCCCTTCGTTGTTCAACTGAACACTCAGATTATGCCACCTTCTCAATTCTTCTCCATGAATCCAGACAGCAGATAGGATTGACACTGCTACTCCATACATAAAGCCAGTTATTCCTTCCTCATCCGCTTTGTGAGAGAGTTCCTCAGCGACATCCTCTAGCTTCTGTCCCTCGGACAGTGCCTTCTCCATGAAGTTCGCCCATCTTTCAGCATAATCAAAACAAGCCCTTTCATAAGGATCGCTGTTCTTATTGTACCAATCTTTGTACTCATCTTCTTTGCCTTTTACAATTTGCATAGCTTACCTCCATTCTAGTTTTAGTTTATTTCTAGAGTCCTTCTCTCTAGGATCCCAAAATTCTTGCGTGAATCCGAGAGGTGGTTCCTGACACTGTCGAAGTGGATTAGGCCATAGCATGCAGAATTCGTGGAACTCGCAGCCTCGGTACTTGTTGCAGCCCTGAGGGTTGATAGGAAAAGCAGTCATTACTGTGTCGCTTTCCTTGCAGTCGCTGAGTCTATCCATGTCTCGTTCGAGATCACAGACAGCATTCACTACAGTCCACAGCCAGACGTTCATCTGGTCGGAAGTTTTAAATGCTGGTACTCGACGGAGAGTGGAATAGAACCCAGGTGGACGTGCAGATGAGCCCCTTGATAAGTATTCAAATCCGACTCCGCAGAACTCCACCCCGAGCACCTCATCTACGGGAAAGAGACAATACATGCAGTGGGTGTAAGTGCCGTTTTGGATGCTGAGGTAGAACTGCTTCTCCCACATGTTTGAAGTGATGTATTTGCCAGTAGTTTTGTGATCCCAAGAGAATACCTTTCCTGTCTCTTTATTGCGGAGGAGGGAGTCCATTCTGAAGTAAAGGACTCTTTGTTCATCAATAGGGACGGTTCCGGAGATTTCGGTTAGAGGTTCTCCTGTCTCTGGGTTATGGAGGAGTTCGTTTCTCTCCAAGTCATCCCAGTAGGTTACTGCGAAGTTAGCGAGGGCTTGCTTCACTGCTTCTGGAACCTTTGGTCTGTGGATAGGGTCAGTGGATTCAGGAAATTGCTCTCGATAAGGCACTATGAAAGCATTAAAGGCTCCCTCAAGATCATCGTAGCCGTGAATGAGTTGCCATTCTCTTGCCTTATGCCAGCACTCGCCGAAGTAAGTATCATGGGAAGGGATATCGAGACGCCAGCCTAGAATGTGGGAGTAGAAGTAGCGACGAGGACAGCGGAGATAGTCGTCGAGCTTTGAACTGTCCAGAATGCTCCAGCTTGGGTGTTCTTCGATCATAGTCCCTCCTTGTCAATAAGTAGGCGATCTAGCAACTCTTGGTTCATGGCTAGGAATTTTAGGAGAATGTCATTGCAGGTTTTTCTTCCTACTCCGAGAACATCTCCTGATCCATCACCTCGTTGGATTGTCAGGAGGATGAGGGCCTCTTTTCTCCACTTCTTTAGCTTTCTCTCACTTATCATCTTTCTTCTCTCCTTTCTTATATCTCAGCCTCAGCCACTTTCCATTCCCCTTATTAACATACAGCTTATCTCCGACCATTAAGTAATCATAGCCAGGTCCCATCTTCATCATAGCCCTTTTAATCTCCTCAGAAGCTACTTCTCCCTTATACTGATGCTCAACAGCAGGTTCTCGTTGAGATAGGATTAAGGCAGCCGTTAGGGCTGGAGCCAAGATAATTAAAATTTTTAACCATCTAGTCAAGCACATGATTTCTCTCCACATAACTCCCATTTTTGTAAAGAAGCAAGTTCAGCGTTCCATGCTTGTGAGCGAACACTGCACAAGCCAGTGAGTTCATGACATTTAGAGAGCAGAGGAGGATATAATCACTGGATTTTGAATTTGCTAGCGAATCTTTAAACTTCCTAATCATATCGTTAGTACTAAACCTATTCATTCTCCCTTCAGTCATAAACACTAGTTCACCAAACTTCTCCGCAGCACTGAAGTTGTGGGAGCTCTTGTTTACCACATAAACCTTGGTATCCATCTTTCACAGATCCTTTCATACGAACTCCTTACGTAGATGAAGTTTCCAGACCCTTTAGTATTCCAGCTGGAGCTGTGGATTTTAGGATAGAGGAGTCCCTCCTGTCACCTGGGCCTTTGATAGATTTATCAGGTTCAGGTTGAGCGAGGGAGGGTTCACCTAGGTCCTTTAGACCTTCGATTACCTCTAGCACAGTAGACTTGTTGTCAGGGGTTTCTTTGACAGCGAAGCCTTCGCATTCGTGAGGGTCGATGAGGTCTAGGATATGGCCCTTTTTGGGTATAGCTCTTCGAGTATGGACAAGTTCAATTCCGCACTTTGAGCAATAGAATTTGCGCATCTTTTTAGTCCTCCAAGTATCTTTCTATGAACTCTGCGTACACTTCTTCTATGAATAGTTCAAGTTCTCTCTTGCCCCATGAGGTCTTCCGGTGAGCCCTGAGAACTTCCCGTAGATGGTCTTTGAAATCTCTTGCAGACGGTTTCATTGCTCGTCCCCTCCCACAAATATAGCAACCTTCAACTGCTTCCAAGGTTTCTCATCAGGATTTACCTCAGTGACGAGACATTGAGGAGTGTCAGTTTCAACTGCAGCTGAGATAGTTGCTGACAATTTAGCTGGTACATAGCCAACCATGAAAGTTTTATCTTGATTAAGAGATTGGAACTCCAGTCTGACAGCATTAGGATCGAATTTGTTAGTCGGTTCGAGAGTCATTGAGAGGTTGGTTCCCTCTTCTATTTCTTCGATGCACTTGTGGAGTTCGTGGAACTTTACTCCTGCTACATAGAATTCGTAGTCAGCTTCTTTCATCTTATTTCTCCTTCCTTATCAAGAATTTCTACAAAAACAGGAAAGCGTGGAACTTTCTTTCCTGAAGTTAAGTGTTGATACTTGACCCTAGCATATCTACCGATAAGCGAATCTCTATCTCTCCAAAGTTCATATCTTTGATCTCTGGTAAATCCAGTGCCGACTGAGAACTTGCTTCCATCGCCTGATTTACACCATAGAGATCCAAGAGTACCCTTGGGTCTTCCTTTGACAGATATTTCTTCCTCGAATCCAACGATCTCATAAACATCCTCCTTTTTAGGTTTAAATTTCATAATCCAAGTTGAGCGCTTACGCTCGTAAGGAGCATCTCGATGACGGACTATGATTCCCTCGTAGCCCTTTCTGATGATGTAGTCGTAAGTTCTCATTATGTCATCTAGTGAGCCGCACAACCAGAACGGAGATACTTGGATGATCGGCCTGAGGTGCTGGAGGGAGTTGATGAAGATGAGGCGCTCAGTTTGAGGATCGCTATTAATGACATCGAAGCAGTGGAATTGGATGAGTCTGTGGTCAGGATGGAGGTTGACTGTGCGAGAGGTGATTGAGAATACTTCTTCAAAACTCATTCCGTGACAATAGAGTTCACCGTCAAGCTCAAAGTTGACCTTTGCATCCTTTAGAGTCTGATTGATGTGAGGAACAGAGAAGATAGGGTTTTCTTCGCTTGAGAGGAGTAGGAAATCTCCGTTGTCGAGAGGGACAGCCCTACACCTAACTCCATCATATTTAGGTTGGACGATGAAAGGAGGTTTCCATTTGAGGAGACGCTTTTCCTCAAAAGGCACAGCTTTCATTATATTCTTCCATCTTTGCCACTTGCTCATTATTCATCTCCACAATCTATGAAGTACTCCATCTCAGGCACTTCGACACTGACTGTTTCTTGCTTTGTCGTCATCCTCCCAGTAGGGACAGCAATGATCCTGCATGAGTTGGTAGGTTTTGCGTAGACGGTGATGTAGATGGTTCTTCCATCCCTCGTCAGGGATGTCGAGTAACTAACCGCACTGCTTGCTATTGTCCTTTCCCACCTAACATTAAGTCTTTCGGAGAGGGAAGGAAGGATTTTTTCTTCGAAGGTTTCTAGGTCATTGGTGGAGAGATAGAGGAACGAGCTGAGCTCGTAAACATTCCCTGTGATGCTAGATCTGAGCTCGGGGCCTAGAAGTTCAAGGATGGATTCAGTGATTTTTTCTGTCTTTACTGTTTCCCTATATCCCTTAGCTCTTTCTTTCAGCCTCTCTTTTAACGGCTTCATTCTTATTCTCCTTTTTTTCAAAAAGATAATTAAATAATTTAATCATCTTTTCATAGCTCATCTCTGAACATTTAATCTCCAGAAAAACCCTGGGAGGCGGCTGAACCTCCCAGGGAATCAGGAGGAGGTGAAGTTACGCAGCAAGCTCTTGTAACTTCTTCATCATGGCCTTGCGCTCAGCTGGAGAAGCAGCCTGGTACTTTGCCAGGAATGCAGCTTCGGGGTCAGCTGCAGCCTTCTGAATTTTCACTCCCATCTTTGCCTCTCCTAGTCTGGCTTGGAGTTGCTCTTGAGTTTCACCCCTGCGCAGTCCTGATCTGATGGCGCTTTGAAGAGTGACATCCCAGTTGCTCGAAGCGTTGCTTCTGACAGCAGCATCTCCGAACATCTTGATTTGCTCCTCGGCGGTCTCGCCATCTGTGATAGTGATGGATGCAACTTTCTCAGGCTGTCCATCCTTCGCAGGAACCCTTGCTGTTACTGTTCTTTTTACTGGCATACTTTTCTCCTTTCTATTAGAGGTTAACGAAAAAGGGAACCACTGCTATATTTCAAGCAGTGATTCCCTGACCAATGTTGCTTTTGCATCTTCTCTTACCATTATGTTCCGTATTATGGCATAACTATTGTTAATTGTCAATACATTTTTTTGTACATTTTTCGCCACTTGACAAATCAATCTTCAAAGGTTATCTTGATCTGTTTTAAAGGTACACCCTTTGGCCTCGAGATTCGCTGTGGGATGTAGATGACAAGGTCACCAGTTGAATCCTCATAGCGATCTCCACCTGCTTTGCGAGCAGGTCGCTTGAGTTCCAAGGTCTCAGTTACTTTCATTGAATTCACCTCCTTTCTGAGTTAATTATCTTCCTTCACTACCTTGACGCTGAGTTCGACTGCCACTGCGTCTCCGTTAAATCTATCAGAAATAGCATCCTTCATTGCTTTCTCAAGTTCCTTTACAAAGATCTCCTTCCCTAGAAACCTCACGGCTGGAGCGAGCCACTGGGAATCTAGGAAAGTAACACTGCCAGTAAAGAATAGATGCTTCATTCATTACCTCCCTCTAATTCTTCAAGGACCTTTCGAAGTTGATCCTTGGAAAGCTTGTTAATAAGATGAAGACCATCGGCTAGATCTTCTGCCCTCTTGCCCAGTGGGAAAGTTTTCACTTTCTCTGCCAGCGCAAGTGTTCGATCTGCTACTTCATATCGGGACTTCCATCTTCGATGGATGGCTTCATAGGATTGTAGGATTTTGCGGAGCTGCACTACAGTGCTCCACACTTCCCTGCATCTAGTTGCTGCCTCTGCCTTTTGACGGAGGAGGTCGGCTTTTTCTTCTTCTGTGAGTTTCATCTGCTACCTCCTTTAGTTAACTGGTAGGACAAATTCTACGCTTCCGCCGCACTGACACTTTACATAGATGACAGTGCGATACTCGGGCTCGTTATATCTTTGTGCGGATACCTCTATAACCCTCCCACACTTCACGCACTTGCTGCGATAGGTTTGTGCGAACTCCTTGCCAAAGTCGTATAGGTCTCTGAAGTCCATTTCTTCCCTCCTGAGTTAATTAAATAATTTAATCATCTCCAAATGTAGTTACCATTCTCCAACTGCCACCCGACAGCGGTTACCTTGTCAAGATCCCCGACTAACTCCTGACACACTTTCAAGTGAGTCGCTGGAGGAGGCATTGATCTTATACCTCCACCTACCAACCTCACACAGACCGCTATTACTCGTCCGCAGTGCTCTTTGATAACCCGAGGACGGATGCCGTAGTGGATGCGAGGTTTCTCACTCTTATAAACCCTGCAGCGATAAGGTGTCGAGGGTCTAATGAGTGAGATTTTGTGACCTAAGATAGTTATCATTTCTTCATCTCCTCTCTCAAAAGTACCTCTGTTGCTTTGCCAACGATCTTCCTCTCCGACATGGAGAGTTTTCTAACTCCCATGTTGTGGCTCGCTATGCGGATAGACATTCTCCGCAGAACTCGCCTAGCAATCTTAGGTTTCATAACTTATCTCCTTCTTCAGGTATTGCATCTCTCCTGCTTCCTCAGCCCACTCTGCCCAAGGTTCCTCAATTGAGGGCTGGCTCATCAACCCCCTAATCATCGAAGTATGCCAGCACTTCTTATGAAACTTCGCACCTGGACAGTTACAGTGAAAAAGACCGGAGCGCCCAACTGCAATATAACTGAGCACTCCGGCCTTAGTAATTTCGATTACCTGAGCTAATTCAAGCAAACGAAACTCGTATTGAATATTTCTTCTGTTAACCACGAGAATCTTCATCCTACCTATATGGGTATTCTACTGATGCCCATGCTCCTCTGCAGAGGTGTATTACTCTGCCATACTCCTCCAGCGCTGAGAGAGTTGCACTCAATTGGTTTCTTGTGAGGCCTGGAAACTGTTTCCGTAAGCGTGAGTACATATCCTTCATCCACATGTCAGTTTCCTCATCTAGTAATTCTAAAACTGCTCTTGTTAAACCTCTATTCATTTCATCACCTCCTCTCATTTTAAATTCACGTGCATCATAACACATTCGTGTCCGTGTGTCAATAACTTTTAGTGCTGAAAACGAACCAGATAATTAAATTATTTAATCATCTACCTCAACCACTCCACTAGCATCAGCAACCTCTGACGTCAGATTCATCTCTGCCAACTTCGCATCCTCCTCCCTAATCCTCTCAATCTCCCTAGCAACTTCCTCCTCACTCTTCGACCTGATCTTACTATTAGTTACATTGCTACTGGTGGTAGGTGAACCACTTCGTGGCTGAGGGCCTCTATCACTACTATCCCTGGGCACAACTACTCCATCCACAACTTTGTAATTCTCAGCTATCCTCCTCTCCTGCTTCTTCCTCTCCTCTTCCTCTTCCAACTTTCTATAAATCTCAGCTGCCCTCTCCGCCTCCTCTCTCATCTTCTTCTCCTCTTCAATACTCATCTTACTCACCAGATCATCAATGCTCTCTCCCACTCCAGCAACCTTGCTCCTCTCTCTCCTCAAATCATCTAACGTCAAATTATGCACTAGATTCTTCACTCCTCTCCCACTTGGATTAAGATCTATCTTATACTTGCTCTGCAAAATCCTCGTGGCCTCATCAGTAAACTCTACTCTCCTCACCATCCCCTCTCTCACCAACTTCTCAACTATCTCATCAATAGTAATCTTCACTACATCACTCAAAAATCTCGTCCCATAACCTCCTTCATCTAACCAAATACTCAACATAGCTAACTTCCTCCTATCAACCCACGTCTGCACTAGTGCATCCCTCTTATACCTCCTCGGTCTAATCATCGACTTGCCTCTCGTACTATCCTCTTTATACTCCCTCATCTCTCTACCTCCTTCAGAAAGTTATCAGTTTCACCAACTCAATCCTTCTTGTCTTGGTTTGCACGGTCGGTATGTCTGTATGCTGTAAAACCATATTGTTATTCCATAGGAGGGCGTTATTCGCCGACATGTCAATAAGCCAATAAGCCAATAAGACATACAAAAAAAAATAAGAGAAAAAGAACAGAACAAACACACAAAGATACATAAGCACATTACAAATTTCCAACCCGTCCCCCGTATAGCAATATAGTATTACAGCATACACGCATTACACACAATACATAATGGACATTACCATATCTCTGTCCACGTTGTCAACGTAAAACTTTGTGTATTTCCAGAGCACTGTGAATACAGGTTGAAGGGATAAAGTGGTAGGAGAGTGAGTTAATCTAGATAATTAAAAAATTTAATCATCTCCAATGTTCCAAGCTCGAGTGCATAGATTGCATAGTGCAAAAAGAAGCCTTAGATCACTATGACCTAAGGCTCCTTAGTTTGGTAGACGGCAGGTGTCATTGAATAGGTTAATCTAGATCTGCTAATTTGTCTAGCAGTGCCTTTTTATACGCTTTCCGCTCCTCAGGTGTCATACTAGCCATTTTTGCTTTTATGGCATCCTCAGGTGGGACTTCAGGCGCTTTCGCAGGCGCTTTGAAATCCACTTTAACAACCTGATTATTCTCCCAGGTGTCAAAGTTCTTACGGCCCTTTCCATTTTGCCACTGGATGACCGTAGCGCTCAGTGCTTTTTGGAACACGGCGCTCAACGGTACCCCGTCAAATGACACCTCAAGTGTCACTTGCTTGGAGTCCTCGGACTCCGCATGAGGTTTGATAGAACAAACCTTAGACAATTTTACACCTTTTACGATAGTCGTCAAATCCATAACTTCCCTCCATTAATGAATTTGACACCTACCATCTACCATATTCAATTATCAAAGAACCAATTACATCATATCACACCCATGTACGTTGTCAAGCTTTTTATTTTGGAAAGGTCGAAGGGGGAAACTCGGCTCGTAGCGCGCAGGGTTAGCTCTCTCACATTTTATCAGAAGTATTTATAAATGCACAATCATGTACGATTTCATCATCTATGACTTCGCCATCTCGGTGATTGAGATAATTAAATTATTTAACCAACTACCCGCAAATTTCCGAAGATTCACCTTGACATTTCGATTGCAGAATGTTATAATGGCGGTGGATAGTGAGAGGTGTAAGATGAGTAATGGGATAGCAGTCGGAAAGACTCTTTATGGATTTGAGATTAGAGAGAGGGATGAGAGGAGAAATCCCGACAAGCCAAGGGACATCAAACAACTTTGGTCTCGCTCTCATGAGATCCTCAGACTCGACTCGCTTGGTTACAAAGGGAGTGAGATAGCCAAGATCCTCAATATTTCTCAGCAGACAGTTAGCAAGACGCTCACCTCTACTCTCGGACAGATTAAGAAGTCAGAATTGAGAAAAGCCAGGGACGATGAATATGAAGAACTCAGGGAGGAAATCTTAAAATTAACTAAGAAATCCCTCGAAGTCTACAATCAAATCTTAGAAAAGGAAGACGAACAGATGAAACTGAGGAAGGACACAGCCGACACTGTCGTCCTCGAACTCTCTGGCCTCCGTGTTCCAACAAGAGTCGACTCTCGCATGATGCACATGAATGTTACTCCTGAGGAGATTGAGGAGTTTAAACGTAGAGGCATTGAGGCTGCCAAGCAATCAGGGCAGCTGGTGGAGGTTGATAATGAGTCTTAGGAACCAACAGAGTGAATTCACTAAGGCCCTCGGGCTGCTAATCATCTATGCCTATTCACTAGGCTACGAACTAACTCTCGGCGACACTTATCCTGGCAAGTTCAAACATAAACAAGGTTCTTGGCACGAGAAAGGCCTAGCCATCGACATCAATCTTTTCAAAGATGGTAAGTGGCTCACTGATTGGAAAGATCACCTCCCACTCGGAATATACTGGGAAAAGATCGGCGGAACCTGGGGAGGAAGGTGGGATATGAAGCCTAGGAAAGAAGGCCACCAAGGCGATGGAAACCACTATTCATGGAATGAAAGGAGATAGCAGGGATGGGACTTCTAAACTACATTCCTATCATAGGCGACTTAATAAACAAAGGTCATGATCTAGCATCTCAAGCTATAACTGACAAGGACAAACTCAATGAGATGCAAAAGGTTCTCTTGGAGCTCCAGGAGAAAACAAAGGAATCTATATACCTTGCAGAGCTAGGAACCAAGACTATCCCATGGATAGATGGTCTCCATAAGATGGGAAGACAGATCTTAAATCTCCTAACAATCGTGGCTGTTGTAGTACTCCTCCTAAATGGAACATCTATTACTCCCGAAGTCGCTTTAATCCTCGGAGGTCCTAACGCCATCTATCAATTTGTCAAGGGTAAAGGGAAATAGATAATTAAATAATTTAACCATCTTATGAAGAAACTCTCCATCATCATAGCCAATCGCAACGACACAGCGATGCTCTCTGTCACCGTCAACAGCTGCATCGAGGAACTCCGCCCTCTTGGCCTCAACAACTGCGAAATCATTATCTGTGACAACTCAGACTCTGCAGTCTACAAGCAACTCTCTAGCTGTCTCCCTATCAAATATATCAAAGACAATCTCCTCAAAGTCACTCGACAGAACTTCCCTTGTCTCTTCACAGCCCGAGAAACAGCTGCCAAACACGCCTCAGGCACTTACATCTGCTGCATCGACTCTCACATGGTCATAGGCAGAGATATGTTTGTTGATCTAGTTAAGTTCATGGATGAAAGAAAAGATGACTCAACTCTGGGCTTTGCTCATGCTCCTCTCCGCTGGGCTCATCATCACGAATCCAACGCTGTCCACGATCGAGACATGTCAATCAACGAACTCGGAGATTGGAACAAGTCATACAAAACTCCTCGCACCATAACTTGGAAAGGCATCCCTTGGATCTGCAGACGAGAATGGTTCTTGGACAAAGAAAATGGTCTCGGCGGCTACGGATCATTATCAGAACATCGCATCTCTTGGGGTGGTGGAGATATGCACATAGGTATTAAACCTTGGCTCCTTGGATTCAAGAATTGGGCAGTGCCGACTAACTCTGCTATTCACATAGGCCCTTTCCCAAAACTTAACAGATCCTCAGATTCCTCAGTAACAGCTGACTCAGCTCCTGGCAACGGTTATCGCTATCGTCTTTATGGAAACTCAGGCAATTATCCTCACGCTTTCGGCTTTCTCGTTTCTTGCTACGTTCTAGGTGGAGAAAAAATGATGTCTCGTAATAAAAAGATGATCTCTGAGCGCTTCGGCCGCTATATAGATATTGACAAGTGGTGGTTCAAAGCTATGGAGGTCGGACAAGGCGAAAAAGCATGGCTTGATGATAGAAAAATAATGACTTTTGAGCAACTCCTCGAAAGGAAACCTTGGGATGAAACATAAGTTAGTAGTCACTCCAGCAATTGACATAGCCCACAGGCACAAGATAGTTGATCTTCTGGAGTCCCTGGGCTATAATGTTACAGCAACTGGTCAGCATGTGGATGACTCTGAGTGCGACATATCTTTTGAAGACACCGGAGATAATTAAATAATTTAATGGACTATTCAATCATCATACCTTACCAACATCACCCAGAGCGGGAACCTCTATTCTACGCTTGCTTAGAAAACCTCTTGCAGCTCTGCAGGGATTTCGAAATCTGCATCCACGAGACAGGTTCATCTAAACACCTCAATCTCCCCTCCAAGTGCAAATACCTCTTCACCGAATACTCAGGCATCTTCCACCGTGCTTGGTCATTTAACAGAGCAGCCAAAAAACTCCCGACTCGCAACAATCTCATCTTGATGGACTGTGACCTCATCGTAACACCTGAGTGGGTCTCCGAAGTAACTCAAGTCACCGAACCAACAGTTGGCTGGGGAAAACTCCACTGGCTCAGTGAGCAAGATACAGCAACTTACCTTAGGACGAAGCAACTTAGCTCTGTAACTCCAATTCGCACCAAGACTCCTTCAATAGGATCTGCTGCAGGAGCTATAACAATAATCCCTGCAAACATCTTCCACGATCTAAAGGGAATTCCTGAAGACTTCTACGGCTCCTGGGGAGGCGAAGACAATGTCTTTTGGTGCAAACTTTCCCAATTCGGATACAAATTTAAATCTCTAAACTGCACAGTCTATCACCTCCACCACTCAAAGACAACCCCTCAAATTCGAGGGATTCAAAAGAAAGCTCTGCCAATGTTCTATTGGAATCAATCTCAATGGGAATCTCACATAGAGCAGTCTTCAGAGACTTGGGGATCTGAGGTTCCAGCTCCTCCTGCTGACACTGAATATCTGATGGAAAAAAGTGACGCCAAACTCACAATAGCAATGCTCTCCTGGCTGAGGCCTGAAAAACTAATCAAGACATTAACTTCTCTCGATGAAACTCTAACTATCCCAATCAACCTCGTCTTGATGGTTCAGGGTTCTGAATCCCTCTCGAACGAACACAGAAAAGTCATAAAAGAACTATCTAACAGATTCTACCGCTCCGATGTATTCTTCACTCAAGGAAACATTGGAACTGGCCCTGCTCGCTATCATCTACAGATGAGGGCTCTTAACAGATTTCAATCTCCTTACTTGAACTTCGGAGACGACGATACTACCTACACAAAAGGATCTATAGAGGCTGCAATTGAGTTGCTGGAAAAAGATCGTTCAATAGGAGTTGTTGGAATAAGGTACAAACCAAGCGTCTACAAACTAGACTACCACCTCAATCCAAAAACCCTGCTCCCAGTTCAAGCAAGATCATCTATCGAATACGTAGATTCAACTGGCTCTGCTTCAGCAATAATCCGCCGAGAGGTCTTCGACCTCTGCTCCGTCGATGGTGAGTACAAACTCGGCCAGTGGGACCTTGATCTCTTCCTCCAAGCTCGCTCTGTTGGATGGAGGATAGTGAACTATCAAGCATTTGGTGGAATGAAGGCTATCAATAACTGGGGTGGTTCCAAGGAATATCGCTCTGGAAGAATGAATAGAAAAGAGATAAACAAGTCAATAGCAAGGTTCAAACAGAAGTGGGGGTTACTAAGGGCAGCATGAGAATCCTCTGGTTAACAGTCAATCGTTCACATCGCATAGCTCATCACTTTGATGACTTTCGCAGAACTGTCTCTGAGCTCCCCGAAGTGGAAGTAGTGACTTTAATGAAATCTCTCGCAGGTGATCGAACATGTGGCAGCTATCACGTAACCTCATATCAGGCAAACTTGTTCCAGATAACATAGTCATGGACTATCTTGTCAGTGACAATGAGTTTGACTTCATCTTCTGCGATGCCTTCTTCGCATATCTCAACGAAGACTGGACACACTTCAACATTCCATCATCTATCTTCATCGAAGACGTACATCAGGAAGTTCCTAAACATCAAATCGAGAAAGCCTACGAACTAGGAATCAAAACTATCTTCCACCGCTTCAACTTCGCTTTTCACAGATATCATCCGGAAGCTCGCTTCAAATTCAACTGCATCTGGCTGCCTCACTCTGTAAGAATGGATCGCTATGTTGATCATCTTTCTAAATCAATAGATGTTCTCCACGTGGGCGTGCATCCACAAGAATTCTATCCGTATCGCTATTCTGTGGTCGAACAGCTAAGAGACAAAAGCTACTTCACTGTAATCGAAAGACCAAAGGACACTCCTGGAGTCCCTCGTGACGGCAAGTGGCCCATTGATCGTGACTATGACAACCTCCTGCAAAAATCAAAGATAACCATAACTGGCGGCTCTATCTTTAATGCTCCAGTCCAAAAATATGTAGAGATTCCAGCTGCTAATTCACTCTTAATGTCTAACTGGTTCCTAGATCTCGGCTTAATGGGCTTTTTGCCAGGTACTAACATGGTAGCTTATCATAAGGAAACTGTGGTTGAAACAGTCGAGAGTCTTCTTAAGGATGAGGAGAAAATCAAGCGTATTTCGAACAATGGTCATAATCTAATTTTAATGAAGCATACTTCTGAGATCAGAGCTAAGCAATTCATCAACTTCATCTGTAATATTATCGGTAGGAATACTTACTACGACGTTGAACCTTGCTCATTTCAAGTATGCTTCAAACCTCGTGATCAGATAGAGAAAAAACAGGTGGCAAGAACTCCTAAAAAACAACGAGTTGTAAGAAGAGTAGCCGGAACAGATTGGCGCTCAAGGATCAAACAGGCTAACTTATGAACGAAATTAACACAGCAGAACTCTACAACGACAAATACTGTGCTCGTATAGATGCGAAGGAGTGGAGATTCAAAGTAACTCCGCAGACTGTCAAAATCATCTATAATCATTTCAAACCAGAGTCAGTCATAGACATCGGCTGTGCTAACGGAATACACCTTAAGGCATTCAAAGATCTTGGTGTGAAGCGGTTACTAGGAATCGAAGGAACTCCTTCATGGGCTCCTTACATCGAGAAGCATTTCGGAGACCAATACGTAATAGCAGACCTCCGCAAACCTCTGCTGGTCGGCCCTAAATTCGACCTAGTCTTTTGCATGGAAGTCCTCGAGCATATCGAAGAAGAGTTCGCTGATCAAGCTGTAAAAAACCTCTGTTCTTTCGGTCACACAATCTGCTGCTCTGCTTGCCCTATCAAGGGCGGCTTTCATCACCTCAATCCTCAACCTAAGGAATATTGGATTGAGAAATTTGAAAAACAGGAATTCAAATATTGCGGCGACGAAGTAGAAACACTTCAATCAAAGTTCCAAAACATCAGATGCTCAGGTTGGTATAAGACTGGGCTCAAGGTGTTTAGAAAGATAATTAAATAATTTAATTAACTGGAGTAAGAGCATGAAAAAATTTCTAATATCGATCCTGATGGTTCTAGCACTCTGCATCCCTGCAACTACAAGTGCTGAGTTCTTCAGTGACATCATAGTAACCTCTCCAGATGGAATCTGGACTGACGAACGTGCTTATTCATCTCTCGAAGATGCAATTTCTGCTGTAGCCTACAGCGGCCAACTAACAATCAACACTGCTAACATCTCAGCTCCCGATCAACCTATCTTCAATCCAACTGGTTCGGGCGAAGCTGACTTTGCTCGTGGCACTGAGCTCCGTTCAGCCTGGTTCGACAATCTTAACGAGATGTTTGATCAGACTGTTGACAACTACGTAACAGTCATCATCAATAGTGGTTGGACGGCTGGTGTAACTGCTGATGCAACAGTCGGTGACAATGTAACTCTCAAATGGGAAGGGCCTGGTCAGCGAATCGTAGTCAACTCTGGTTTCACTCTCTCAAATGTCAAGAATATCTCTGCAGGGAGCCATAGGATCTTCGGCGGCTCTGGAGATATTGACTTCAAGACTGGTTCAGTTCTACGAACTTCTTGGTTCGACAGCTTCAGGTCTGCTGTGTCGTATGTTGATGACGAAGATGTTGATTTAACGTTGGTCATTGATGGAGTATGCACTGTTGATACTAATACAACCATTGATCAGTACATCAACCTCCAGTTCGAAAACGGTACCCTCCTCTCCCCTGCTGCTGGGGTGACGGTGACGATTTACTCTCCTAACAACATCATTGCCCAATCTAGTCAACATATATTTGCTGGAGATGGAAGCATAAACTTTTCTACTGCTATGGGAACTGCGTGGGTGGATTGGTGGGGGCCTCCACGTACAAGCGGCTCTGACGATGCATTAGCTATTCAAAGTGCACTAAATTCTGGTGCTAGAAAGGTAGGTATGTTGGCAGGGAATTATTATGTTTCCACACCTGTTGAAATATCTGTTAGCGATTCCAGCCTGTTTGGTCAAGGTATGTACATAACTGTCATCAATGCAAATAGCGACTTTGCTCAAGGATCAGCAGATGCAAAGTCTGCTATTTGGCTAAATAATGGTGCTGATTATATAAATATTGAAAGGCTACGGTTCGTTCTTGGGGCGGGTGTAGGGAGTGAGTATGTAGATCATGCCATCTATGCCTTAGGTGATTCTGGCCATCAGGAGCTTGACATCAACCATATTTCAGTAGCATATGCAGCATCATGGGCGTTGCAGGTATCATGCTATCTATCTGAGTTCTCCCATATCAGAGTAGCAAACTCTCCTGGGATATGGGTAGGTAAGCATAATGCCAGTTCAACTGAGGGGACGAATATAACTTTTCGCAATTGTTACGTTGTTCAAAACTCTCAATCATCGACAAAGAATGCTTATAAAGTTTCTATCGTTGCTGGGTACAGTTTGACTGCCTGCGCTGCTGATTATTGCAACATTTTTCTTACTGTTGACAACGCTAGTACTGGAAAAATAGACGGCTGTGATGGAGAATATAACCGGCAAATCCTGTCACAAACAGGTATAATTTCTGGATGCGTGATTTCTGGCAGTAGATTTTTTTCTACCGGGGATAGTGGTGGGTCGCCCTCTGATGCGATCTTTAATTATTATGGGAATTTGTCCTTAACGGGGACTTATGTACATCTTGCTTCGGGTGGAGCTGGGAGTGCATATACGTACTTTTTTAAAGAAACCTCATCCACGAGAAGCTTACAGGTGAGTGGTCTTACAGTTGAACTTTCTGGAGTTGGTATTGTAGATCCTATAAATGACACAACAAACTGTCCTAACTTAATGGCGGCGGAAGCTATACATATTCACCCAGAGCATGATCCGTTTGGGAAAATTACATTGTCTGCTGCACAATCTATAAATACAGGAACGGAAACTAAGATTCTGTGGGACTCGTCTGTAGAAAACTTTCAGGATAATGAAAATCTTACAGAAGGCGAGTTTTGCATTCTAAGTAACGTTAGAGGCGTTTATGAGATTTCTGCTCTTGTCACGCTGGATGACGTTGGCGCCGGCAAGACTGGCGTGCTTAAAATATACAGGGAAGAAAGCGGAGCGGATACACTTCTAGGTCAGGTTACTGTAACTAACTCTGTTGCTGCGGACATGACTTTATACTTAAAGATACTTTATAAGATGGGCGTAAGTAGATCCTATTATGTCACTGTCGAACATGATCATGGAAGTGCGAGAAATGTACTATCTAGTTCGGCATATGGTTATTTTCAAATCCGCCGTATTATGCCTTATGTAGGTCGATAAGATTTGAATGGACAGAGAAACTTCTCAAATTCTATCTATCTGTTCCGTTTCAACTGAGATGGTAGCTAAGACGTTCTTCCCAGAGCGCTTTCATCTACCTTTTGCAAGGGAAGTCCATGGGAAGATCTTTGATCTCATAGATGGATCTGCTAACAAAGTAGCAATTGCAGCCCCTCGTGGTTGGGGAAAGACCTCGATAGTTGCGCTGGCTCTTATGGCCAGATATATATTATTCAGACACTGCTCGTTCATAGTCTACATCAACAAAAGCCACGATGCTGCTAGTCTGCAGACTGAGAATCTGAGGCGTGAACTTGTAACTAACAGGATGGTCAAGTATTTCTTCGGGGACTTTAAACAAAGAGGAGTTAACAAAGCAGAATTCGACGAGGTATTCAGCAAGAAAGCTTGGGTTGCCTACAATACTCTCGTCTGGCCTCGTGGTGCTGGACAGCAGGTTCGAGGGGTGCTATTTAAGAACGATCGTCCTGGATTAATCGTAATAGATGATCTCGAGGATCCTGACAAAATAGAGAACGACGAAATAAGGGCTAGCTGGTATCAGTGGCTATATGCAGATGTGATTAAGGCAGTTCCGAGGATAGGTGAGATGGCTAACAGATATAAGATAGTCTACATTGACACTCTAAAACATGAAGACTCTGTGCTTCAGAAACTCCTTGACTCTCCAGAGTGGGAAAGTGTGCGCCTCGAAGCTTGCGATGATGATCTTAATCCGACTGCTCCGGAATTTATGTCCAAGGAGGACATAGAAAAAGAGTGGCAAACTCACGTTGATGCTGGGCAAACTGATGTATTCTTTCGAGAGCTGCGTAATCTCCCTATATCTACAAAAGATTCTGCTTTTCAGCAAGAATACTTCAAATACTACAATCTACCTCCAGAGCGAGGCTTCAGGGAAAATGTTGACTTGAAGTTGACAGATGCAGATGTCCAGCTCAATCAGCACATTGAAACAGTGGTGTTGCTAGACCCTGCTAAAACAGTCAAAATTCACTCTGCTGAGACAGCAATAGTAGGTGTAGGGATAGACCTCAATAGCGCAAGGCTCTATGTCAGAGATGCAATCTCAGAAAAACTCTATCCTGACGAAATCTATAATGCTCTCTTTCAGATGGCTATCTCCCTCGATGCAAAGGTAATAGGGATTGAAGAAACATCTCTCAGCGAGTTCATCAAGCAGCCTATCAAGAATGAGATGTTCAGACGAGGGAAGTTCTTTGAACTGGTCTGGTTGAAAGCCAGAGGAGGCATGAAAGGGGAAAAAGGGAAAGCCCTCAGAATAAAGGAACTAGTTCCTTACTATCGTCAGGGCTATATTTACCATAATGCTTCATGTCAGACGATAAAAAAGTTAGAACAACAACTCTTAATGTTTCCTCGCTCAGCTCTATGGGACTTGATGGACTGTCTAGCCTATGTAATTGAGATGCTAGAGCTCGGCGAGAGATACTTTAGTCCAACCGAGGATCCTCATGACATTGAAGCTGAATACAGAGAACTAGAATACGAGGATCCTATCAGCAATTGGAGATACGCATAATGGCTAACGAACTATGTCATGAGCACTCTGGAGTATGTGCTAGGATAGAGAAGCTGGAGGATGATGTGAGAACACTATTCAGCAAATGGGATGGTAATCAGAAACTGTTGTTGGGAACTTTGGTATCAACTATAACATCGCTCTTAGGTGTTATATTTCTACTGTTGAAATCAAGTTGATTAAATTATTTAATTATCTGGTTGAGAGATGGCTTTAAGACAATTCAGAATAGGCAGCTTTCCCGATGCTCTTCAATATGACGATGCAGACTATGATGCTGCCATCGAGACAGATCACTTTATCAAGAGTACACAAGCTCCTGTGGCCAACGAAGACATGGTGCGTCTAGGTGATCTGCCAGCTGGAGCACCTAGCAACCTTGTAACTTCGGGTGCAACCATACCTGACAATGCACTTGTTCGTGGAGATGGTGGTGGTAGAGGAATTCAGCAGGTTCCTAATGTAACAGCTGATGACAACGGGCAGTTCACTCTAGCTGGGAATGCAAGAATTAAACACCGCATCTGGATACCTGCCAACGGAATCCAAGCTGCTGGCTCTAAACCTGCATCTCTCGTAGTCGTAGGTGTATCAGTCTGTTGGGAGTTTGTGGTGACATCTGATAAGCAGATTCTGATAATATTTCCTATACCTATGGATGTTGACAGGTCTCATGATATGACTGTTCACATAGGATGGTTCTCTGCTGACAACAACGTTACTCACGTGGCCAACTGGGAGCTCGAATATAAACTAGTCGAGCCTGATGAAGATGTAACTGGGGCTGCTGATGGAACTCTCGATGCTTCACCTAATCCCAGTTCAACTTCTAACGGAATGGTCTTAACGTCACTCGGAGACATTACAGTTGGAGCCGACGACATAACTCTCCATGCAAACTTGATCCTGGACGTAAGCGACAGTACCATCTCATCAAGCGCTTTCCTCTCAGGCATCTGCATGGATTATGTAGCTAACAAGTTTGGAGGGGCTATCTAATGCCTTACATTGTACAAGGTGATTCTGCGGAAGTTAGAAGGGACAATTATGCTAGGTTGAACTTTGACTACGACTATCCTTACGGTCTAAACCTAGATCCAAAATCCGACTTCCACGAATCGCTGAGATCAAAAATCTGGCAGCGTGCTTCTAACTCCCGCAAGGAAATCAGCAAGCGCTTTCCTTCATGGAATGAGATAGATCAAGTACTGACAACTTATATTCCATTGAGTGATAAAGAGAAGAGGATTAAAGACAAGGACTCTAGGAAACCTGTCTCTATCATATTTCCTTATTCTTATAGCAACTTAGAATCTCTGTTAACTTATATGTCTCTAGCCTTCTTTCAAGATCCTATCTTCCAATATGAAGGAGTAGAGGACTCTGACACTCTCGGCGCTATGTTGATGGAGCTAGTGATCCGTCTCCACTGCATAAAGACCAAGGTACCACTAGCCCTCCACACTATCTTCCGTGATGCCTTTAGCTACGGAGTTGGAATAGGGATGCCTGGGTGGGTTAGGAGATATGGAAAGATTCCTGTGAGATCTAAGATAGTTACCGAGAGTGAACTAGGTACATCTGAGCAGGAAGACGTTCACTTCGTAGATGGACTAGTCTTCGAAGGAAACGATCTGAGCAATATAGATCCATACCTGTGGCTCCCTGATCCCTCCGTTTCTAGTGACAGAATCCAGGATGGCGAGTTCATCGGATGGATAGACCGTGACAATTACATGAATCTGCTCTCAGAAGAATCTAACAGTGGCGGAGATGTGTTCAATGTTAAATATCTACGTGGGAAGACTGACAAGCGCTCTTCACTAGCCACTGACGAAAGTCTCAGGGAAATAAGACACGGAGGTACTTCAAAGTCAATGCGTCAAGGGATGACATCTACTACTAATCCAGTTGATGTCATAAACCTCTACGTCACTCTCATCCCCAAAGAGTGGAATCTCGGAGATGGCGAATATCCAGAAAAATGGTTCTTTAGACTAGCAGCAGACGATGTCATCATCACTTGCCAGAAAGCCAACTACTACCACGGTATGTACCCAGTTGCTGTTGCTAGCCCTGAGTACGATGGCTACTCAATTACTCCAATAGGCAGACTCGAAGTCCTCTATGGACTCCAAGGAGTGCTAGACTGGTTGTTTAACTCGCACGTGGCTAATGTTAAGAAGGCCATCAATGATATGCTGATTGTTGATCCTTATCTAGTAAACATCAACGATCTCAAAGACCCTGAACCTGGCAAGCTAATCCGTCTGCGCCGTCCAGCTTGGGGACATGGAGTTGACAAGGTTGTTCAGCAACTAGGTGTAACAGACATCACTCGTCTAAACATAGCTGACTCTGCCTACATAACTCAATGGATGGATAGGATCTCAGGTGCAGATCAATCTATGGCTGGGATGATCAGACAGACTGGCCCTGAGCGTCTAACTCGTGGAGAATTCCAGGGTACTCGAAGCAGTGCTATCTCCCGACTGCAGCGAATAGCTATGCTAATCGGCTATCAATTCATGCAGGATATAGGTACTATGTTTGCTGTTCACACTCAACAATATATGACTAAGGAAACTTTTGTAAAAATAACTGGTCGCTATGAAGATCAGCTGAAAAGTATATTCGGACCAGAAGCAACCAGAGCTCCTGTCTCTCCACTAGACTTAGCCATCAGCTATGACCTAATAGTCAGAGACGGCTCTATCCCAGGTGGCAACTTCTCTGAAGCCTGGCTGCAGTTATTTCAAACTATAGGTTCAACTCCTGAGCTCCTAGCTCAATTTGACATAACTCGAATTTTCATGTATATAGCACAGCAGCTGGGTGCTAAGAACGTCGAGGACTTCAAACGTAATGTTAATAGGATTCAGCCGGCTCAGATGTCAGATGAACAAGTGGTAAGGGAAGTTGAAAAAGGTAACATTGTACCTACTGAGGAGATTTAGATGCCAGGTGTGTTTGATCCAGAGGGCCCAGGATATGATTACGAGACAGCTATAAAGTTTGGTCTTGGCCCAGATATCACAGGACATTGGCCAAGTAGAGTTCCTCAAACTGGACTAATTTTGAAGGGCAGAAAGCACAAAACTTGGCCACTGACTGTAGAAGGGGAGAAGAAAGCTGGTTACATAATAATAAAGAGAAATGGTAGGTACTATTCACTTCCAGTAGACGATTTAACAAGAGATTTTAGATTAATGGATGAGGCACTTCGGAAATGATAGAAGAAACTGGAATAGTCGTCCATGCTACAAAGGCTCAGATCGAAGAATTTAAGGAATCCATCTTGTGGAAAGACATCTGTCGAGAACTAGACTTCTGGGCTGAGGGATTTGTTAAAGAACAAGACATGATAGTAGACAATGCATCAACCAACAATCCCTCAACTGCTGCTGTCCTCCTTCACTACGGAGACATCAACGGACGTAAGAGGGCAGTTGCTTACTTCAAAAACATTCTAGACGTCTTTCTAGACGTATTGGAGGCTAAGAAAGATGACACTAGACGCAACGAAACCGACTGATCAAGAGCTAGTATCAGTCCTTCCTTATTGGATAAGAAATACTAGGAGTGCAGTAAACTCACTCATAACTGGAATAACAGAAATAACAACAACTGACTTGACCATCTCTGCAGGAGATACTGCACTCGTAATAGGCACTGATCTCACTGCTATCGCAATGGAAATCGTACTTCTGTCTGGCCTAGGAGCTGCTACAATAGACCAGATAAGAGGTGGTACTGAAGGACAACTAAAAATATTCATATTCCAGGGCAACAATGTGTCCTTCAAAGATGGCCCTAAGTCAAATGGCCAGCTCTACCTAAACCAGCTTCCTGTGCTATCTACCTTCAACGCTCAACAGGATGATGTAATAGCGTTGATAAATATAGATGGAGACGGTTCAACCAACTACGGATATTGGAAAGAGGTCTGGAGACAGGTCTCAGTAAAATAAATAACTGGAGGTTTTGAAAATGCCTGATTTGAAAGACATTCAACAGGAAGTGGATGAAATGGCTAGGGCCTTAGGTGACTCGCTGGATAGCAGCACTAATGCTCCAGCAACTGATGCACCTAACACGAGCAGTCCTTCGACAGACGCTCCAAGCACTGATGCTCCCTCAACAGATGCACCAGCAACCAGTGCACCTTCTACTGATGCACCAGCTACTGGAGCTCCAACCACCGAAGCTCCTGCTGAGGATGAGAAAGACAAGATAATCAGGGAGCTGAGGGAGAAACTTGCAGAGAAGGAAGCTGCTCCGAAAACCAAAGCTCCAAAAACCGAAGTTCCTCAAACAGAGGCTCCAATATCTGATGAGGACTTCCTCGATGGAGTTGACCTGGACGACCTCACTAGAGACCCTGCTGAGTTCAACAAGCTCCTTAACAAAATCTACAAGCGAGCTCTAGAACAAGCTAGGAGTGAGGTAAAGAGGCACAGTGAAACTGTTGTGAAAGCTATCCCTGACATAGTCAAAAACAACATAGCCATCACTGCTCGCCTCAAGCAAGTCCATGATAAGTTCTATGAAGACAATAAGGACTTAGTACCTTGGAAGAAGGTAGTAGGCACGAAGAACTTCTTCCAAAAGTGGCTGAGGAAGCTCGTAAACGATTAGAGCTTCACAAGAAAGCTCAAACTGAGTCCAACGAACCTCCTCCTAAACTTCCTCGCAAGAAAGGAGGACCAAGACAAACTACTAAACCCAACACTGATCCATTGCTAGATGAACTTTCTGAAATGGACAAGGCGTTGGAACTAGACTAATCGGAGGTAGTGAATATGTTAGAGGATAGATTTGCTCAACACGATAAGATCCCAGGGGATAAGTTCGTTAATCCCACAGCTGACTACACCATGCGTGTCTGGGACTACGTGGTTCGTCCAGCTGCA